GTAACACCTCAACGGGCGGTGGTGCTGGTAAATCAAACGACAACGGAAGTAACGGTGGCTCAGGCGGTGGCGCAAGAAGCGTTAGTGTTGGAACCGCTTCTGGAGGCACCGGCGTTTCTGGTCAAGGCAATGCTGGTGGCGACGCTACGCAAGGAAGTCCTTACGCAAGCGGCGGCGGTGGCGGTGCTTCTGCTGCTGGCGGCGCTAGAGTAAGCAGTCAATCCGGCGCTGGTGGGGCCGGTACGGCAAGCAGCATTTCTGGTTCTTCAGTGACTCGTGGCGGTGGTGGTGGCGGCGGGGGTGATAATTATTCAGGATCATCACGCGGTTTGGGAGGCGCTGGCGGCGGCGGCGATGGGCAAAATGGTGTAGTTGGCACAGCCGGTACAGCGAACACAGGCGGCGGCGGCGGTGGCGGTGGTTATGCTGGCGGCTCAAATCTTGAGGGTGGAACGGGCGGTAGCGGTGTCGTGATCATTCGCTATCAATTCCAGTAGGATTGTCATGGCTCACTTTGTAGAACTTGATGAAAACAACGTAGTTTTGCGTGGAATCGTTGTCTCAAACGCAGATACCGCCGACGCCAACGGCGTCGAGGTAGAAAGCATTGGCACGGCTTTCTGCAACCGCCTCCTTGGTGGAACCTGGAAGCAGACCAGTTATAATGGTAATATTCGCAAGCGATACGCTGGTATCGGCTATGCTTACGACGCTGGCCGGGATGCGTTTATTACCCCTCAGCCGTACCCGTCTTGGGCGCTAGACGCGAACACCGACTGGCAAGCTCCGGTGCCAATGCCGACTGACGGCAAAAGGTACAGTTGGGACGAGCCGACTTTTAGCTGGTTGGAGGTGCCGACATGAGCGCAGACGCCAAAATTGACGCGCACGTAGATATTTGCGTAGTGCGCTACGAGATGATTAACGCACGGCTAAAACGGCTTGAAAATATCATGGTCTGTACAACCGGATTTATTATTGTCCTGCTGCTGGGCTTGGTGCTGAAGACAGCATAAATGCGCAACGTTTTGCTCGAACGCTTAGAAACTGGAGATGCTGGCACTTTTGGCAGGATCACTGCTGACGGCCTGGTGCTTTATACTGGTGAGCTCCCCGATCGCGACAACGCGGCAAACGTCAGCTGCATTCCCGCCGGCACCTACACTTGCAGTTATACCTACTCCCCGCGGTTTCGCCGGCTGATGTATGGCATCGAGCCTGTGCCTGGCCGCGCCGGCGTCAGAATACATTCCGCAAACTTTATGGGAGATAGCGCCAAGGGTTTGCGGTGCCAGCTAAACGGCTGCATCGCCCTGGGCGAGCGGCTGGGCAAGATGGACGGGCAAAAGGCTGTCTTGCTGTCGGCGCCGGCTGTAAGGCGGTTCGTGGATCTTATGGCAGGCGAAACCTTCAAAATTGAGGTGCGCTAATGTTGGCACTTTTGGGCTCAATTTTTAGTGGCGGGGTAACCGGCCTGCTGGGTGTCGGCCTGCAGCGGTATTTTGACTTTATGAAGATCAAGCAGGAGCTCGAGCTCAAGAAGCTGGAGTTCGCCCAGGCCCAGGAAATGCGCAAGATCGACGCCCAGATCATGCAGCAGGAATGGGCGGCGAGGACCAAGGTGGCTGAGCTCGAGGAGCACTCCAGGGAGACTGTCGCCGCGGAGGGGTCTTTTGCCGCTAGCTTTGGCATGGAGCCCAGGCAGTACTCAGAGCGGGCGGCGATCGGCTCCGCGGCGGGCGCCTGGCTGGTAGCCCTAGACGTTCTCAGGGGAATTATCAGGCCAGGCCTGACGGTCTATCTGTGCGCGATTACGACCCTGGTGTACCTCGAGGCCCGCGGGATCCTGGCAGCTGCTGGTGCGGCTTTAAACCCGACCCAGGCCCTAGCCGTCCACGACCTGATCGTGAGCACCATTTTATACCTGACGACGACGACAGTGCTTTGGTGGTTTGGCACGCGACATAGCCAACGCCCACCTAAGTAGGCGGGCCTTTTAAGAGGTCAAGAAGGTCTTTTAACTTTATGACGCAGCGCCATTCCTGCTGACTTTGACGGAATGCGACCACTGGGACTTCCCAGTCCTCGACACAAGCCTCGATCTGCCTGACCCAAGCCATGATTGCCAGGGTCTCCCGGCGTTTAATTTCAAAGCGGTATTTGCCTAACTGTAGATCGTCGCCGCCCTCGCGGGCTTGGCCCAGCTTGCGTTTGACCTCTACGCCCAGGGCAGCGGATACCAGCGCGGCAAACTCTCGCTCCGCGCCGGCGCCCTTGTTGCGGCTCATACGCCCAGCCATTATTTATTCCTTAAAATAATTTCTAAACGCGCCATAGCGTTCCATGCCGCGTGGGCAGCGTGAAGCATAGAGCTTTCAGCATCGTAGCCTTCTTTTAGCAAGTGCCGCGCCAATGCCTCACCGTAGCGTTCTTCTCTGTCTGGCACTGTTTCCCAACCGTTCCAAGTATACTTTTCAGCGCCATACTCTGACACCCGCGCCACAGCTTCGATGGCTTGCGGAAATTGCTGCAAGAAGCCACGCAAAACAAGAGGCTTGCCTATGTCGTCTTTAACCCCAGCGGTCATGTTACCCCCTAAAATGGCAAGTCGTCGTCCATCGGATCCCCTGGTATACGTTTTGTAGGATCGTATGGTTCTGTTGGCCCATAAGCCATTGCGCTTAAGTCTTTCGCATTCTTTCTTTTACGCACTGCCGGCGTAACTTTGGTTACCCTTGCGCTTGGAAATGCAGACTTAATCTCTGCGATCTGCGGGGCTGCGATAACTTCTTGAGGCAATATCTCTAATTCTTTGCTGGTCAAATAAGCCTGACCGTTCCTAAACGTCTTGCCTCCCGGCATCTCGTATTCAACCCAGCCCTCGCCGGCATCCACGGCAACGCCGGTGGGCACCAGCGGCGGGATGAAGATATGTTGTTCGCAAGCGCGCTCTTGCTGGCCCTTAGTAAGCCTCTTGCCTACTATGGACACGTTGCAGTCCCAAGTTCCGTCTGCGCCTGGAGTGCTGTGGCTGCAAGTGCGACAGTTGACCGTAGCCACTTTTTTCTGGTGACAGTGAGCGTTAAAGTCGCAAAGCTTACACCCAAAATACGCAGGGTCTTCGCTCAACTTTGCTGGCGGTTGCGCTGCGTTAATGATGCTCTCGGCGCGCCCAAGCAAGACGTTAGACGCTCTCTCATCGTGATGGACCCATTCAGTATAAATGTGGTCTGTGTCTTTATTTACCGCGAAATACAAAGCGCGTTCTAATTTCAGAAGGCGCATATAAATCTGCATCTGCGCGAAGTGCTTTGGCTTGCTATCGGCAACGCCCTTAGCCTTTACGTCTGTCCATGATTTTGCGTTGTGAGTCTTTATCTCGACTACAGCCCAGGTCTTAGGTGCCTCTGGCAAACCTCTGGCAATAGCATCGACGCTGCCGCCAAAGTGACCAGTATTGTCGCGACAACTAATTTGCTTACCATCCTGGTGCGTATGGAGTTCTACGCCTATGCCACGCAATTCTTCAAACACGCGGGCCTCCTCGCGGACGCCGGTGTCAAACAGCCGTAGGATGCGCCCCTCAAACTGAGGAAGCGCAACCCAACGAAAAGTCTGCCAGAGTTCGCGATCACACTCGGCGCCAATAAGGCTGGCCCCGAGGTGTTCGCGATGAGACTGTGGCTTTGAGGCATACCACTTGTATATCTCCGCCGTGGTGGTGTTTTGGCGCTCTGGCAGTTCCATGGCCTACCGCTCCCAGGGCTTCTTGGCTGCAACGGAAGGCGCGGCTTTAGCAGACGCAACACCTGCCTTGCTGTAGTTATCAATGCGGTTGCGGGTCGGGTCTTTACGGTCAATGTCTACGCTGACAATGATCGGGATATCGTGAAGCTGCTCTGTTTGCTGCATCTTATGCGTCAGACCGACAGCCGCACAAAGCCTGTCGAGTTGCTCCTTGGCAATCGCCTCGGCTTTCTTAGAGGGATTGCTGAGGTTCAACCTGTCCCACAAGCGCCGACCACTGCTAGGACCGTCTACAACCTGTAAGGTGACTTCAATATATTCACCTGTCCCTGCCTTTGTTGCCTTAATCTTCGTGTCAATTACGATGCACTCGTATTTAGCGCGGGGCAGAGGCGAAAACTCGCTGATCTGGTTAGGATCACGTTCTTTGGCTTCGCCAATCTCATAATCAAATTGCGGCATCGTTTTATTCCTTCTTGGGTTTGATGGCTTCGGCAAACGCATCCCAATCAAGCGGGATGCTCTCGGGTAGCGAGTAGCGGTTCTTCGCCATATACGCGGGGCGCTCACTGGTGAACAACATGCGTTCACCGCTGCTTACGCCGCGAGACACGGTCTTGTTAAAACCAACGTCTGACTGCTTGACAATAGTCTTGTAGTTCGCAAACAAAACAGCGTCAGCCCACTCGCGGATCAGGCTTCCGCTGCGTTCCTGTAGCTTAGGCTGGTACCTGTCGTATGGCTCAGTCTCAGGGCTATCAAACCTTTTAATCATCGTGTGCGCGATCAGGATGATGTTCATGCCATGCTTCGCTCGCAAAGCATCAAACGCGGTGACGATAGTACGCCACTTGTCTGCCGCGATAGACGCGCCCTTGCCGTATGCCAAATCTTTGGCGTCGTGCTTGGCTTCCATCTCCTGCCAGATCATAGCCTCCAGCCAATCGAGGCTGTCTAACACGACTGTCTTGAAGTCGTGCTTTTCCTCGTAGAGCGTGGTGATTGCAGACATCACGCTGGCGACAGTCTTTGCCAGCGGGAAATGCTGCACAGGCAACGATCCCAGGCCGTCTTCCGTCAGGATGAAGATGGGCTTGGGCGAGTATGCCGCGAACGTGCTTTTGCCAATACCCTCGACGCCGTACAGCATAATTCTTGGCGCAAGTTTGGCGTCGTTCTTGCTGATAGATTTGAGATCAAACGCCATCTAACACCTCAATTTGTATATAGGTTTTTGCCGGCTTGACTGTAATTGCTGGCGCGATGTGCCGCCACAAATCCTGGCGCTCCGCTCTAATCTGACGCAAGGCCGACTCGTCCTGCTCAACTTTTGTTTTGATCGGGCGCATCACATCGGGCCACGTCATCGTTAATGCTTGCAGCGCAGGAAGGTCGGCCTTGAACGAAACCTTGCCTGTTGTACTAATACGCATGGAGTTCGAAATCATCGTGGTGGTTTTGCCCTCCTCCTTCGCCGGCAGGAGCTTCAGAATTTCTTCTTCTACTTCAAGCCTCCTGGCGTTCGCTGACGTCTCATCTGCTTTTGCTTGCAGCCAACAGTCAGCTAACTCTTGTATTGTCGCCATCGTTTGGTCCTTTCGTGGTTTGACGGGGTACGCTTGTAAAACGGTGTACAGTTTTTTGCAACATCGAAAGACCGTTGCGTTTGCCGAAACACGTTGCCATGATGAGTTCCCCAAAAGCAAGAGGCTAAAATGCCGTTTTTATACAGAACAAAAAACAAATCTAACCCAGCCTACCGCGTAATTTCTGCGCTTGGAGGTGTCAGGCCGACGTCTAGGATCGTAGACGTAAGCCCAAGCGCGGTGTCGCGCTGGATGACAACTGCGGATGTTGGCGGGACTGGCGGGCGTATACCGCAGCGGCACTGGCAGACAATTATAAATTACGCCAAGAAAAACAAATTGAAGATCAATTTAGTTGATCTATCTGACGCACGCTAGAAACGGAAAACAGCGTGGAAAATTCAGAATTTCTTAGCTTGCTTGCGGGCAATTTGGACGACGAACAATACTGCTGGATTTGCAGCTTTGTTGGCGATCCAAACAGTCCGTCTGCTGCTTGGGACGGGCGTGCATATCACTGCAAGCCGGCGCAAGCGCAGACGATCAATAGATGCGGCGACCAGAACACTTACGTCTCGACAGCGGTGCTTGCCGGCCTAGACGATCAGGCGCGTTTTCGACGCAGCAAGTTGACGTTCTTCCGGCTGGCTGTACTCGTTGCTGATGATGCCAATCCTGACGATATTGTAGGTCAGGTCAGCTACGTAATTGAGACAAGCCCAGGCAAGCGGCAAATAGGCGTATTTCTTGACGCGGACGATCCAGACTGTGTAAACGGTGCGCTGATCGACGCAGTTATGTCTGAGATGAGCGCGGCTGGCTTTATGGCGAAGGCCGACATCAGCGGCAACAACCGAGTGCGATATGTGCGGTTGCCGGTCGGCAGCAATCTAAAGCCACGCGATAGCGGGCCTTGGGCAGTGCGTCTGGAGCAGAGTAATCCAGAAGCGCGGTATAGCCTAGCTGACGCCTGTGCCGTGTTCGGCATCGACCTAGAGCGAGTTCGGGCCGGCATGTCTGCGCCAAAGGTCAGGCAGCACAACGAGAGCGGTTCCGACCATGCAAGCCTGATTGCACTGCTGACGGCTGATGATGTCGATGATCGGTCTTACCATGACCCGCTGCTGAAGCTGACTGGCAAGCTGGTCGCCGGCGGATTGAACCCAGGCGCCGTCGTCGAGCATGTGCGCGGTCTTATGATGGCACATAGGCCAGAGGGCGAGGCTGAGTTAGCGCGGTGGCGCTCTCGCTATGACGAGATACCCCGCATGGTCGCGGGCGCGGAGCGTCACAAGCAGCGCGTTGATGCCGCGGCAGAGGATGTGATCCCGTCCACTGCCCCCGCGACGGCGGGGCTGCTTCTGACGCTCACCCAGTTAGAAGAGGCTGCGAAGTCGGTGCGCTGGTGCGTCAAGGCGCTGATCCCGGCTGATTCGATGGGCATCCTGTTTGGTGCCAGCGGCACGTTCAAGAGCTTCCTGGCGCTCGATCTTTGCTTGCACCTAGCGCATGACATGGCGTGGTGCGGGCGCAAGACCAATGCCGGCGGCGTGGTCTATGTCGCGGCAGAAGGCGGTGCTGGTATCTCGCGGCGTGTGAGTGCTTGGCATAAGCAGAACAAGCGGATGCTGGCGACGAACTTCGCGGTGTGCGTCACGCCACTGCTGCTGACTGTCGAGGAGCGGATCTTTGCGTTGCGCGATGCGATCAGTGCGCTGACCTTTAATCCTAGCCTGATCGTGGTGGATACACTCTCGCAGACCTTTGCCGGGGACGAGAATAGTGCCAGCGACATTAGCGACTATCTGCGGCTGATTAACCTACAGCTGCGCTCTACGTTTGGGGCGAGTGTGCTGGTCATACACCACACGGGACATTCGGCCTCTGAGCGGCCTCGAGGCTCATCTGCCCTGACCGCCAACGTGGACTATCTGCTGGGCGTATATCGTCCTGACGCGGAGGGCATGTCGGCGCAGTTGGAAGTGCTGAAGCAGAAGGATGGCGACAAGCTGCTGGCGCAACACTTCGACCTGACCAAGATCGTGCTAGGGCGCGACGAGGACGGCGACGAGGTGAGTAGCCTGGTCGCGGGCTGGTACGATAGCGTTAAGGTCATCAAGGACGCGGCTGGCAAGCTGTCGGTCTACGAGCAGAGGGTGATCGACGCGCTGGCTGACGGGCTTGTTCTGCAAGAAGATGAGCTGAAGGCGCTGTTTACTGAGGGTAACGCAGCCGCGCAGCGGCAAGCATGGCGCAGGACAATGGACAAACTACAGCAACGCCGGCTGATTAAAGCTGCCGGCATTAAAGAATGGAGGAAAGTATGACCACACTGACGAACGAAGAACTGCTCGTATGGCTCATCAATGAATACATGCCCCCGCGTAGCGCTGAACAGGCGCTGGCTGCATTGGCGGGTCTCCGCAGTCAGACGCCACCCCAGGCGGTGACGGATCAGGTCGAGCGACGGGACGACCTTCACAGCGTCATCGCTCGGATTATGCAACAGCCCATATACAACTCGTCGGCAATTTGTGATGGGGTTGAACAATATCTCGACCGTCTCTCAACTCCCCCCACAGTCACGCTGACGAAGGAAGATCGGAAGTATCTTGAGTTCATGTATTCCGACATTGAGCGGTGTCATGCGGCGTGGCTGCGCGATTTCATCGACCGTCTGACGAACACAGCCCAGGAGAATGAACGATGAGTGCTTTTATTTTGGTTGTTTACTTGGGCGGAGTTGGTCGCGGCTTTGAGCTAAAGAAAGGATGGCTTGATAGCTTTGTGTGGCCATATGAGCTTGGGCGCTACCTGTTCAACCTATGCGATGACACCACCACAGGAAAATGAACGATGACAGACGCGACACCACTCACGGATGCGGAGCTTGAGAACCTTGCCAACCAACCGCACGCATACGCGCTCACGAACGCCAAGGTCCTCGCCACCATCACCTCCTTACAGGGCGAACTCCAACGGACGAGAGAGGCGCTGGAAAAGGCATACCCGCTTTGCATCGGATGGGCCGCGCATTGGAAATTCGACCACGGGAACTTTGCTCCAGAGCATTTCGAAATTCTAGACCAATGCGCCAAGGCTCTCGGGCTGGAAATCATGCCATCCAAGGCCCTCAACCCACCCACAGGAGAATCAAAATGAAACAAGACCTCCAATCTATCGCCGCACTGTGCTTTGCCATTTTTCTAATCATGGTCACGACGTTGGTTTTCGTCGGCGTGTCTCAATGGCTGGCCGGTGTGGCCTACCGCATGGGCCTCACCAGTGACGCCGCGCAGTGGACGATCTACGCAATGGGGTTGCTCATGTGTATCGGCACGGTGATAAGCGTCGCCGGTCGCATCGTAGACGGAGAGTGGTGGTTTAGATGATCACTCGCACGACCAGACTTCTGTCTGCGTCACCAAGTCTTTTGGTGCGCCTGTATCGACAGTAAACGACTTGTCCTCAAACAGCGTGCGGTTCGTGGGCTGTATCGTCAGGCGTCCATTGTCTAGCTCGATGAACGAGAACTCTTTCTGCTGCTCTGGTGCGCGGGTGAAGCCGTCATCAGTAAACGCGGCGGTGAATAGATATGTGCCGCTATGGTCTTTTGTTTTGGCCGTCATCTCTTTGAGATAACTATACTCATGCAGTTGGAACTTGTCGGCGTAGCAGTCCCATAACTGCGCGTCAGTGACGGCCCACATTTGCTCAGGCTCATTGCAAAACGCAATCGCATGAGGCGGGAGGCTGCGGTAGATCGCACCGCACTCAAGCAGCACATTCAGCCCCCAGGTGCGCCCGTACTGGCTGACCAGGCCGAACCAGACTGCCGGCTCAAAGCCTGAGCCGCCG